ATATATACCTAGTATTAATCCGGGAGAATACATATATTCATTTGCTATATTTCCTTTATTATTACAACCATCAGGTGCTGCAAATTTCGGTCAACTTGAAGATTGTTCAATTGTATTGGATTTTTCATCACAAATTATTAATCAATTTGCAAATACAAATATTATTGCAAAAATAAATTTATGGGCAAATGTTTCTAATGTTATGATTATTGCAAGTGGTTTATCAGCTTTATTATTTAATTCTAGTTAATTTTTAAATGTTATTTACAACTAGACTGAATGCATCCAAAAAACACATTCCATGAAATCTTTAAAACAAATATGTGAATTAACAGAAGATAAATTGCATATACCAACATTACATATTTTACATCCATTTATTTTTACATTTGATTCAGTTATATTTTCTGGTTTTACTACTGCAATATGTCCTTTATTTTGATCATTTTTATTTTTAAATAACATTAAAACTAAATAACCCAAGTTTGCTTTTTTTTGAGCCTGTATTTCACAATCATACTGAATATTTTTTATATTATTTATTTTAATCCATCCATATTTTTTACCATGTAATTCTAACCAATCATATTGTTTATTTGCTAATCCTTCTGTTTCAATATCTGGTGGTCCATACATTTCTATATTATTTCTAAAACATACTGATTTTACAAATGACGAACAATGAGTATAATAACTATTATAATTATTATTTTTACAAATTTTTTTTTCTTCTGAATTTATTTCTTTTCCTGAATACCAATCAATAAATCTATTTTGAAGCCAAAAATTTTCAACATCAAGACTATTTAAAATATTAGCTAATTTATGCCCATCATCACTTAACACTAATAAATCATTCATTTATATTATATAAAAATATTATTACTTATTATAGTTGATTTTTTATTTATTTATTAAATGAATAAACCACACATATTATAATTTTTATTTAATAAATTATATGTCAAAACAGTTAGTTCCATATAAATTTTGAAAATATATGTCAGTTTTATCAATATGATGTCACACTAACTGACAAATATGATAAAAAAATACTTTATAATATAACACTAGAAAATAATAAAAGTGTAAAAATAAAAGACAAAAAAGGAAGAGAAAAAGTCATTAAATGCAGTTTTAGTATCAGAAATACATAAAACAAGTAATAAAAAGATTTTAAAAAGATTCCAAAATAGAAACAGAAATTCGATACTAAATATGGTAAATATAATAGAAAAATATAAAAAGAATGGATATAAACATCAAAAATTTAGCCGAAATATAGAAAGCCCGAAAGGAAAAATGCTGACCTACAAAAGATTATTGAGAATAAAAAGTTTCACTTGATAATCAGGACAAAACTACATGATACTTAAATGTATTACAACTGACTATTCCAAATGAAACATGGAACAGGTGTATAAAAGCATAAAAAATATGTATTGCAATAAATTAAAATTAATATTCCATTAAACATTCTTCACAATTAGCAACACGTTTTCTTTTTTGATCTGTGTCAAAAGATATAAAATTTACAGCTTGTAAATACATTTTAACAGATTTGTTTTCTGATAATTTAGTTAATAATTCTAAAATAAATGTATTTGGTTGATTTATTTTAGAAACTTCAACATATAATTCCACAGGATTATCAGAAAAAAATTCAAACATATAATCATCACATATTTTTTTATTATTATTTTCTAATTCTTTTAAATAATATTTTAATGCTAATTCTTTATTATTTAATTTTAAATATAATTTAATTAAACATATGTAAAATTCAATATGTCCTTTATTTATTGCTTTTAAATAATTTTCAATTGCTAATTCATTGTTGTTTTCCTGTTCATAAATTTTTCCAAGATAATGAAAACACCAAGAACAATTTGATTCAACTCCTAAAAGAGCATATTTTTTAACTTGACCAAAATCATTATATTTAGTATATAAAGATAGTATATTACCATATGTATCATTATTATTATTATCATTTTTAATTGATAAAATATAAAATATTTTCGCCATTTCATAATTTATTTTTTGTTTTTCATAATATAATCCCATTACATTTAAAATTATTCCATCTGTAAAATCTGCATTTTCAATCGGATAATTATTATTAAAAATATTCAAGATAATATCAGTATATTTTAAATATTTTTCATCAAAAATAATTTTATGTTGTTGTTTTATTCCTTCTAGAGTTGTAAACATTTTTTTATTGTTTTATTGTTTAACATATTAACTTTTTTTTTCAATAAGTTATAAATTCAATTTTTATTAAACTTGTTTTTTAATAAAAAAATTATGTATGTTCATAATAAATTAAAATTAAGATTCCATTAAATATTCATTACTATTACCAAAACGTTTTCTTTTTTGATCTGTATCAAAATTTGCCAATGCAGATCTTACAGATTCAACATACAATTTTACAGATTCATTTGTTGATAATTTAGTCAATAATTCTAAAATAAATTTATTTGGTTGATTTATTTTAGAAAGTTGAACATACAATCCTACAGGATTATCGGAAAAATTATTTAATATATCATCATTATACAATTCATTAACATTGTTTTCTAATCCTTTGATATAATAATACAATGCACTATCTTTATCATTTAATTTTAAATATAATTTAATTAATTTTAAATATGCGTGTTTATATCCTTGATTTAATTCATTTAAATAAGTTTCAATTGCTAATTGATTATTGTTTTCTTTTTCATATATATCTCCAAGAAGAAAAATACATTGTGCAATATTTAAATTAGCACCTAAAAGAGCATATTTTTTTGATTCATCAAAATTATTTATTTTGAAATAAAATTTTGATAAATTTGCGTATGCATCAAAATTGTTATTAATAATTGCTAAGTTATAATATAATTTTATAAAATAATCTGAATGTATTACTTTATAATTATTTGGTGAATTTGTTGTTGGAATTTTACATGTTGTATAAGTCATTGGATAATTATAGATTGACATGTATGGAGCTGTGTATGTAGGAATAGATGTATATGCAGATGTATATACAAGTGGAGAATGTTGTGTTGAATTAAACCAATAACTACAATCATAATTTAATCCAATTAAATATAAAATATTTCCGTCTGTAAAATTTACCTTTTCAATAGGAAAATTATCATTAAAAATATCTAAAAGAATATCTTTATATTCTTTATATTTTTCATCAATTGTAATATTATATTTTTTTGTTATTTCTTCTACAGTTGTGAACATTTTTATTTATAATTTACTTCTTATAATATATTGTTATTCAACATATTATAAAATCAATTTTTTTAAAAAATTGTTAAAAAAAAAATTGATTTTTTAACTTTTTGCAAAATACCCATTGATTAAAATTTATATTATATATAAAAAATGTCTGATACTGCTATTGTTACTATTCTTATAAGTTTTTTTACTTTTTTATTATTTTTATCATTTGATAAAAATAATTCCAATAAAAGTAATTCCGATAAAAATAAATCCGATAATTATAATCTGTTTTCTAGTTTAATTGGAACATTAAATTTAACATTTCAAATACCTCAAGTACATAATGTAGAACAACCTGTTGATAATGTACCTCGTGTTGTACCACCTATACAAATACCTGTTAATATACCACATGCTGTAAAACAAATGGATGTTTTACCACCTATACAAATACCTGTTAATATACAGCCTAATATTGATATTGTACAACCTGTTAATGCACAACAACCTGCTGTACCTGTTAATGCACAACAACCTGCTGTACCTGTTAATGCACAACAACCTGCTGTACCTGTTAATGCATAACAACCTGCTGTATAATCTGAAAAATATGTTAGTTTATTATGATTTTTATTTTATAATAATTTTATTCTGAATATTTTTAACTTTTTATTTTCATATTTAAAATTTAAAAAAATTGAAAATTAAATATATTGAATATCACTTAATTTTGATTTATATTATATATAAATATGATTGATATTATTGTTATTGTTGTTATTGTTATATTTTTTATGATTTATTATATTACGTGTTTATTTAACATTGAATAAAAATAAATCGAGTATATATATTCTAGATCCAGAGAATAAATGAATTTGATTTTTTTTTATAGATTAAACTGATTTATTTTCAGTTTTTTATTTAAAGATATTAAAATAAATAAAAATATTTAGAATTTAAATATTCTACATCCAGTTCATTTTCAAATATTTTTATTTATTTTCAGTTTTTTATTTAAAGATATTAAAATAAATAAAAATATTTAGAATTTAAATATTCTACATCCAGTTCATTTTCAAATATTTTTATTTATTTTCAGTTTTTATTTAAAGATATTAAAATAAATAAAAATATTTAGAATTTAAATATTCTACATCCAGTTCATTTTCAAATATTTTTATTTATTTTCAGTTTTTTATTTAAAGATATTAAAATAAATAAAAATATTTAGAATTTAAATATTCTACATCCAGTTCATTTTCAAATATTTTTATTTATTTTCAGTTTTTTATTTAAAGATATTAAAATAAATAAAAATATTTAGAATTTAAATATTCTACATCCAGTTCATTTTCAAATATTTTTAACTAATACACAACAAACTGTTAATAAACCATTTCATATACAATATGTTAATATTATTTTAGCTTATAACTCGATAAGATTCAACTAATTATTATAAAAAATTAATGATTATGTATAATATTTAAATATTTTGATCACATTATAAATATGAATTATTACTTTTTATACAAAGTATAAATGTTTACATTTAAATTTAGTTTATAAAAAAGTAGCAAGATAAAAATAAAATTTATAAATCAATCAATCAAAATGTATGCTTATAAACAAAAGATGTTGCATATTAATTATGAAAAAATTGAATTTAAAATTAGTTTGATTAATTTATGTTTAAAGTGTGTATTAACTATATAATGAGCACTAAACAAACACAACCTAAAGAGAAAAAAGTATTTCCTAAATGTAAAGGAATTACACATGAAGCAAAAAGATGCGATATTAATGTCAAAACAGAAGGAGATGTATATTGTATTAAACATAAATATTTTTTGTCTTTTAAAGATACAAATGACAAATTAATTGATGATATTATTATCAGTAAACTATTATCAAAAAGTAATGAATTAAAAAATTGCGATAGATGTAAACATTGGAAAAAATTAGACGATTATAATAATAATAACAAACGATGTAAAAATTGTATTACTAATCAAATTGAAAGTAGAAAAGAAAAAAAAGAAGATAAAATTACATGCAAAGGTACAAAACAAAATGGTGAAAATTGTATAAACAAGCCAGAAGAAAATTCATTATATTGTACTAATCATCAATGTATGAATGATTATAGTGAAAAAGATTTATTGAATTTACAAAAATGTAGTGGATGTAAATCATATCGCAGACAATCTGATTTTACTACAAATTATAACAAATTTAATTCTTGTATAGGTTGTCGTAGCAGAAAATTAAATATGCCAAACGAAAAAAAAGAAATTTTCAATACAAATAAATTGTGTAAAACATTAAATTGTACATATAATGCAAATCTGGAAGAAGAATTTAAAGATTATTGTGGAAAACATCAATATGAAGGATTTTTAATTGATTGTAAAAAAAATGGATATAAATCATGTTCTAAAAATTTTTGCAGAAATAAATTAGAAATTACCTATTTAAATTCTAAATGTGAATCATGTTTAAAAAAAGATAGAGAATCTTATGATGCACGTACTAAATTAGATAATATTGAAAACATTAAACCAAAAAAGAAATTAATTAATTTAATGGAAGCAAATAAAGAAATTGATAATGAAAATATTAAAGTAAATGAAGAAAACACAAAAAAACTTCCTAAAAAAGAATATGTACTTGAAGAATATCATAGAAGAAAAGATAATGGTGAAAATATTAAACTTTGTGTCGAATGTTCTTATCAAAATTGGATCCATCCTATAGAAGACTTTTTTGATAAAGACGGTAAAGAAAGAAAGCGATGTTATAAATGTAGAGCAGAAAATAATAAAGCCGATTTGAAAAGACCAGATAGATATAATCCTGAAAAAGGAAAAGAATATGAATCCAGACCAGAACGCAAACAAGCTAAACAAGAATGGCGACAAGATAATCACGAGAAATGTACTGAATATGATCAAACAAGTCGAGCTAGACGAATTATAGCAGATCAAGAAGGTTATTTAGATAAAGCAAACAAACAAATGAAACAATGGAGAGACAATAATCCCGACAAAGTTGTCGAAATAAATAAATTAAAACGTGAAAATATTGACTACAAAATAAAAATTTATAAAAACTCTGCTGACAAAAGAGGAATAAAATTCGAGTTAACTGACGATGAATGTATTAATTTTTTTGCTAACAAATGTCATTATTGTGGTGAAAAAATAAAAGTTTTGAATGGTATTGATAGAATGAATAATGATTTGGATTATACAATAAACAATTGCGTGACTTGTTGCGAAATGTGTAATATGATGAAAAAAACAATACAGTATAAAATATTTTTCAAAAAAATAGGACATATTTTAAGCTATTTAAACTTAATTGATATTAAAATAAATAATCCTAAAATATTTAACAATAGAAATAGTTGTAATTATAATAAATATAAAAGAAGAGCAATTGAAATATTAAATTTACCTTTTTTATTAACTGAAAAAGATTTTTACGAATTACAAAAGTCATCATGTTATATTTGTGGTAAAGAATATTCGGAGTTATATCATACTAACGGTATTGATCGTGTTGATAATACAAAAGGCTATTTATTAGATAATTGTAAATCTTGTTGCGGAGATTGTAATTTTATGAAAAACAAATATTCGTATGACGATTTTATAAATAAATTACTTAAAATATATGATTATCAAACTAGTAATGATGATAGTGATAATAATAATGATGAAGATAATAATCATAATGTTAATAATGATAATGTTAATAATGATAATGATGAAGAGAATGATACTAGTAATAATGAAGGTGATGTTAATAATGATGATGATGCTGACAAAGAGAATGATAATAATGTTAATAATGATAATGATGATAATGATGACGATGCTGACAAAGAGAATGATAATAATGTTAATAATGATTTTTTAACAAAAAGTCAAATAAATAGATTAAAGGGTATTGAAAAATATGGTGAAAACAAATATAAATATTTAGAATCATTAAAAAGACAAATTAGAACAGCAAAATCGAATGATGATTTTGTTAAAGTTATGGATTTGGAAAATAAATTAATAGAATCATTAAATAAAAATAATGATGAATTAAAAAAAACAAATAAAACTTTAGAAGAAATACGTGAACATGATAGATTAAGAAAAAGAAAACAAAAAAAAGAACAAAATAATATTGATTTGTTAGAAAACAATAATAATAAAATTTTAAAACGAAATAAGAAAACACCTGAAGAAATTAAAGAACATGACAGACTAAGAAAAAGAAAGCAACGAGAAGATTCGCACAATAAAGCACAAGAAATAATGAAAAAATATGAAAAATAAATATTTATTTTATTCCAAAAAAAATTTAATTTAAATTCTAAAAAATTCAAATTAATTAATAATAAATTTTAACACAAAATATATACAGTGAAATGTTTCTATATGGTAATATCCAGAAAACAGTTTCCAGATTCCAAATTCCAGATTTTTCCGATCAATTACTATAAGCAAGACCAGCCATGCCTGACATAATACGCAAAACATTGTAATTAGTAGCGAAGACGTAGAATTTAGTATCTTGGATAAAGTTCAAAGCTGGTAAATTTTTGTTGGCTCTGAAAGGATCACTATAAGTGATGTTCAAGATAGTAGTATCAATTCGTGACAAATTGGCAGTTCCTGATGGTTGATGTTGTTCAGGATGTAGACCGAAAGAATACAAGTTGACACCATCAGCTGGAGTTCTGGTATGGCATTGATATGGTTGAACATAGTTAAAGTATGAACCATTGATAATATCAAATCTATCATGACCATTGAGTTGGATATTTCCGAATGCAACAGGGTTACCTGATCCATCAAGTCTTAAACCATAGTTGTTTGGTTGGATAACATTCACATCAAGAGCTTTAGCAACTGCAAAACGAGAATCAGTCCAATCACCTAATGGAACAGAAATATCAGTTAGAGTCAAGTTGTGTCCTGTAACAACAACATTTGAACCAACAGTAAACACAGTAGCACTTGATACAGTTGTAGCAGTGACAGTCAAGTGAACCAATGAAGTGGCACTTCCTTGAAGTCCAGATCCTGACACGTTAGTTGACAATTCATCTAACAAATTGTAACTTCCAAGCATTAATGGATTTGTAACATATGATAAAACAGATGCACTACTAGCAATAGTACTTGCAGTACTGTTAATCAAAGTAACAGTCAAATTAACAGTATTTCCTGTTGATGTGGTAGCAGTAGCAGAAAAGAATGTTGATTCACCAGTAGCAACAGCTGATGGAGTTGTAACAGTTCCAATATTAGAACCTGTAATACTTGATGAGTATCCGACAAAAGTTCCTCTTGCCAAGTTTGCAGCAGCATAATCAATAGCAGAATCCCATGATGCACTATCAGTAGCACTGGTATATGCTAAAAATCTTCCTCTCGAGTTGGTTCCAAATTTGTTTCCTTCACCATTGAAAGCACCAACTTTCAATGCCCATATAATTTCTTTACATGGATGGTTGAAGTTTAATTTAGTTTTATCAGTCACTTGAGTTCCCATAGTGGCATTAATTGAATCTTCACCTGGATATTGAACTTGTTCAATCAAGTATTCATGTCCAACTTGTGCAAATCTTCGTCTTTCTTCAGAATCCAAATAAATATAATCAACTAGAATACTTGCTTTATTGTATGATTGAATTGATGAAAATAGTGGTGGTGCAGTTCCTGACCATACAATTAGTTTGTTGATATCTTCAAGTTCAACATAAAGTCTTACATCGTGATATTGTAATGCAATCAAAGGTAAAGCCAACCCTGGGTTTCTGTTAAACCAAAATTGTAGTGGAATATACAAATCATATGCATCAATAGTAGTTGACAATGTAGTCATTTCAGGTACATCACCAATCATTCTACTGTATCCTCTTTCTTGATCAGTGGTATGTGTTAGTTCATACCAAATATCTAGCCAAACACCAACATGTTTGTCAATATCAGTTCCTCCAATTTGAATTTTAACATATCCAATCATTGCATGTCCTAATCTATTAACCCATGCAACTTTGCAGTTTCCACCGGTAAAGTTTGAATCTAATGTTGGAGTTTGTAATTTAATATACATTTTACTAGCCAAATCAGCATTTCTTAATACTGGCACAGTAAAAGTTCCTGATGGTTTTGCAGTATCAATTGGCAATTCATCTTGCTCAATTGAGAAGTTAGTGTGTCTTCGATAGACAACTTTAAAAAAAGTTATTTGTGGATTACCTGTTAAGTAAACATCTTGTGCTCCGTAAGCTACTAGTTGCATTAGACCTCCGCCCATATTATATATACTATTAATTTAGAAAAAAAAGAAAAAATTATTTTAATTAAAAAAACTTTTAATTTTACTATATTATGTCAGTATATAAAACTGTATAAATATAGTAAAATTATATACGTCTTAATATCTTTTTAATTATTATTATTGTTATAAAAAGATATTAAAAATTTTTTTTATAAAATTGCGTTTTTATTTGTTTTAATTATTTTACATTTAAAATACCATATATTAAAAAAAATTTGAATTTGATTTAAATTTTATATATTATACTTGCTTTTATTTAATAATTATCGATATAATTATTAAATAATCATATATTATCATATTTAATTATAAATTTTACTTAAAGATGATGTAACATTATATTATTAATACATAATATGTCGATTTTTAAACAACGTCCTAATAGAGTCAAGTATTTGTCAAATGTTCAAACTGTTGATGAATTACATCGTACAATTATGGTTAATATAGAAGAAAAAAAAAATGCTTTACCTCAAAAAAAAGATAAATTAAATCAATTAATTAATTCTTTAGAAAAAATGGAAAAAATAAATGAATTTACCATAGAAAATACAAAATTAAAATCAACATTGAAATCAGAAATAAAAATACTTCATAATGAAATAATAAAAATAGAAAATAATGATGAGATAAAAGATTATTTTAGCAAAACAGGTGAAATATTACTTGATTATTATTCTATAACAAATGGAACTTTTTATAATATTGATAATATTATTGATTCAACAACCGAAATTACAGAATACGATTTACCTGTTGCAAAAAAAAAAAAAATAGATTATGCATCCACAGATAATTGTAGTAACATTAATTATAGTAATAAACAATCTTCTGAAACTAAAATATCTGATTCATTAATAAAATTAAATTTAATTAGTCAAGAAAAAAGAAAAGTTAAAAAAATTGTAAAAAAACGTAAAATAGATTTTAATGCAAATAATAATGAAAATAAATCTATTTTTACTTTTTTTTCTAATGATTCAAAAGAATTTGGTAATAATAATGAAAATGAAAATGAAAATGAAAATGAAAATGAAAATGAAAATGAAAACGAAAACACAAATAAAAATATTATTGTAAATGATATAAATATTATAAATAGAGCTACACTACAAGATAAATTTCTAATGTTAGTTGATAATAATTATGCATGTGAACATATAAAAACTAATCCGATTAAACAATGTACAAATTGTCAAATTGATATGATTTTAAAACAATCTGAAGGATGTTATGCTTGTGTAAAATGCGGAGAAACAGAAAATATTATTATTGAAAGTGAATTACCAAGTCATAAAGATGTAATTAATGAAAAACCTAAATATCCCTATAAAAAAATAAATCATCTTAAAGAAAAATTAAATCAATTACAGTCTCGTGAATCTGCTGATATTACTGATAATGTTTTTGAAATGATATTAAAGGAATTAAAGAAAAAAAGAATTCGTAAAGAAAAATCAACTCCACCACAAATTAGACAAATATTAAAAAAACATAAATATACTTATTGTTATGAACATTTACAACAAATTTATTGTAAAATATCTGGATATCCGCCTATTATTTTAAGTAGAGATGTAGAAGAAACTGTTATAAATATGTTTAATAAAATGCAAGATTCGTATCAAAAACATAGACCACCAAACAGATCTAATTTTTTAAATTATTCTTATGTTCTTAATAAAATATTTAGAGTTATTGGAATGGAAAATCATGCTAAATATTTTGGATTATTGAAAAGTAAAGATAAATTGAGAGAACAAGATGTTATTTGGTTTAAAATATGTAAAGATATGAATTGGAAATATATTTCGTCTTTTAAAAAATAAAATTTTTATTTTTTTTTATCTGAAACTATAACATAATATGGAAGAAAAAATTATTAGATTATATTTATTTGGAATAGGAAGTTATTTAATACTTTATAAACAAAATGAAAATATTTTTATTAGAAATATAATGTTAATTTTATTGTTTATTATTATTGATATCTACTATCCACAAGTTAAAATTATAGAAAATAAAAATATTGCATAAACCATTTAAACGAATGTTATATTATTTATTTATTATAAAATGGATACTGATTTAATTGAAAATGATTCTGAAATTTTAAATTTTGAAGTTCAAGATACTACTGCTATACGTGCTGATGTTGATAATTCAAATTATACATTAATTGATCATCTTGATGAAGATGAAATTAATCCAAGTCAAAGATTTTATTTAGTTTCTTTTATTTCTCCAGAAGGAATTATGAA